TGGATAGACATGTTAGTGCTGTCATACGGCAGGTTAGCCGCAGGGACTGTTAGTGTCTCAGCAGCACGAGTTACTGTAGCACCCGCTGTTGGGATGTAGCTTGATGGGGTTGAGCCTAGTTCATACTGTGTGCCAGCTATTAGGATAACATCTGTTGCGGTGCGAGTCTGAACACCGTCACCGTTGGGAACCTCAAGAGACAGACCACCAGAGGTAGAAGCTGCATTAGCCGAAGCCCAACATAGCCACCAGCCATCACCATAGTCTACCATTCCGTAGTCTATGACAGCGGCATCCTTAGTGCCTACAGCGCCATTCTGCACGTCAAAGTAAGCCCTTTTAGTGGTGTCGCCCGTGTCGTACATATTAATATCAAACCAGCCAGAACCAGCAGAATACTTAACCAACGCCCAACCGACGTAGGTTGAACCTAATGTAAGGGGTTTACCGATTTGGTATCTTTGCGCCCCACCAAGATTTACACTACTACCTACAGGTGAAAAGGTCTGATAAGTACCGAAGGGTGAACCTGCGATTACTGTGCTTACATTTGCACCACCAGTCCAACCAGTACCAGTCAAATCACCAGAATAAGTCATCAAGTTAGTCCGAGCTTCACTCTCGTGGAGGATGCCTTCGTTAACCCAAGCAGAGCCATTGTAGATGTGATGACCACGACGAGAAAGGTAGACAGGAGCAGAGGTCGTTGGAACGCAGCTGTCACTAGTGTCAGGGTTGTTTACCATGCCACCGAGGTCACTGCGGAACATGTGGGCACCGTAAGCCTCAAAAGTACCTGCTGTTGCGGGGCCAACAGAGTTATTGTTGCCTAAGATAAAGTACAGACCAATGTCGCTGTACCCAATAGTAGCTTCCACTGAAACCAACGTCCAAGTAGGTGTTACTGCTACAGACCCACCTAAGTGGTTGTTCGCTGAGGTTGTTCTGCCATTAAGGCTGACTTGAAGCGTTGTAAGAGTATCACTACGCACCCACAAAGCTATAGTCACCTTGTCTCCTGCATTAGCAGCAAATATAGCTAAGTTGTAGGCGTTGCTCGTAGTACCGTTTAAGGTAATTGTATCCGCTGTATTAGCCACCCCATATGGGCCTGTTGCGTTATTAGCAATAACAGTAGAAGCGTTCTTGGACCATGTATCAAAAGTGTTTGACTTAGTCATAAGGTTATGCGGACGCCACTTCAGCAAGCCATCGCTATCAACCATAGTTGCATTGGTTGTAGCTGCGTGAGTTATAGATGCACCGAAGGTAGATACGTCACCACCTGTGCCGAAGAGGTTGTTGATGAAGTCGAACACCAGCTTGGGCGTAAATGACCCTGCCCTGTACGCGGATAGCGCACTTACAGAGGTACTAACCCCCGGCCAACCAAAAGGAGGCCAAGGTTTAGCAGCCAGTACATTAAACGGCGTCATACACTGCTCCGCCAGCGCCCTTTGCCCACAGCCCACCGCCGAGATCAGCGAGATTGGGGACGGACACGGGTACGCCGGGTGCAATGCTGTATCCAACCGCGTTTGCCGCTGGTGTGGATGAACCGATGTAGATCGCTGCGTCTAGCCCAGATATCTGAATGATTGCTGTTGTTTTACCTGTGCCGATTAGGGTCCAAGTGGTGCTGTTTGTATCAATAGCTGTAGCCATCTCTGTGTTCCTTATTGCGTTTTTTGGGGGGGGTGTTCTTAGTATTTTATGTAGGCTCAGTCGGCCAAGTGATGTCAGTTGGGAAGGCAGCTTGCTGTGGAACAAATCGCAGCAAAGAACGATAGCTGGCCCATGCAGCCTTGTTGACAGGAGCATCAGCTACCTGTGTCCAATCTGAAGATGCTAACAGCCCATCACGTTTGACTCTCGCTTCAACAGCAGGGTCTAATGGTTCTGGTTCTGGCGCAGGTTCCTCAACAGGGATGTCCTCTACCGACCATGCAGACCCGTCCCACTTAGCACATTGGCTGTCAGTTATTGTTGGGGCTTCTGCGTCCACAGTGCCTGCTGGCATGAGGTAAACACCTGCTTCTAGTGGGCTTAGGTCTGCAACGGTCAAACCTGTGAAGTATCCATTGTCGTCGAGTTGTATAACTTGTTTCATGGCAACTCCTTAGTATTTGATGCAAGCCAAGAGGGCTATGTTCCGTGGACGTGTTTCACCGCTTGTAGTTGACGAGACACGGGCGTTAGGTGAGTTACCTGAATCAAAGTCCAATCTTGTAGCATTGTTATAACCAATACCTGAGTTTCGTGCTGTATTGACCCTATAATCATTAAACACACCCGACCCTGACCCAATATTAAAGTGTTCAGCAGATGTATTATATCCACCTGTGATCCTCTGCATTTGGTCAAGCTGAGAGCTACCAAAGCTACGACCACTATCAACACCACGGCTGTCATCCCAGCCACGCAAGAACTCACCACGAAGGTCAGGCACGTTAAACGACCCACCAGAGCCACCAAATGTATAGCCGATAGCTGAGAATAGGGCCGCATATGTACTTGTGCTTAGTGATGCACCGTTGGCTTTAACGTAACCCGATGGGGCAGAGGAACCTGCGTGGTAAATAACGGAACCCGGAGGGCCAGAACCAGCAGCACCCGTAGCACCTGTTGGTCCTTGCGGTCCAGTAGAACCTGTTGGTCCTTGTGATCCAGTAGCACCTGTAGCACCCTGCGGCCCAGGAACACCGTCTGCGCCGTCAACACCAATGCTTCCGTCTGCGCCAGCTGGTCCTTGTACGCCCTGAGGACCTTGTAAAGCAGCGTTAGCAATAGTCTGCTTTTCCCATGCACCCGCAGAGACATCGTAAACAGGTATGAGGTCTGAAGATGCAGCATCAGTACCTGTTGCAAACCCGGTGATTGCCGTGGCTACATTCGCCGTGTGAGTAACATCTGCAAACGCTTCAATACCGTTGAGTTTTGTCTGGAGGGCCGAAAGACCATCTACATCAACAATGTCAATCTGGCCGTCTTCTATTAAGCCAACAAAGGTTCCACCCATTATGTCAGCGAACTTCCGGGCGCGTGATTTAGTCATGTTTAAGTCCTATTATTCTGGCTTAGTCGGCCATGTAATGTCGTGTGGAAAGCCAGATTGCTGTGGTATGTTCTTTAAGTCCAACCTGTACTGCCGCCACTCTTCTTGCTTTTCTGGGGTCAACTCAGCCCAAAGCAAAGGGTTGGAGACAAAGGGATCAACCTCATAGTTTAACCTAAAGTCACGGTCACTTCGCACATTCTTAGCTGCTAAAGCGTCCAGTTCTTCCTGAGAAGGGGGAACGTAAGGTTCAACATCCCCAGCAGCAATCATAGCTGAAAGAAGGCTGTCATTGTCAATTGTTTCATCCGTATCTTCTGGGTTTAGAGTATAGGGAATCCAACCAAGATCTTCATGGTTAATCTCACAGTCTATTACGGTCTCTGAGATGTATCTTGCATTTCTATATTGCATTTGTTTTCCTCACGGTAAGTCTAGGTAAGTGATGTTCTGAACAGACCCTGCGGAACCTCTAGCCCAAGTGTTAAAGCTGAGTGTCATTCTTTCACTACTGGAAGGGTTCGATGGTACAAAATGCTCCGTTGACGAAGGAAATAGTATTAGTTGACCCTTTCGCTCAGGGCTAATCTGATACTTACGGAACCTTTGGTTGTACTCGTTTTCCACCAGACAAGGCATATCTAAAGGGAACATATGGTTAACCCTCTGAGAGAATACTGTTGGTGCCGGATTATCTGTCAGGTAAAAGACACCACTAAGAAAGCTGTTAGGATGCGTATGAGGACTGTGCTGGGTGTCTCTAGCATTCCTGTTCACCCAACTTTGCGTCACATACAAGCTATTCTCAGGGGTCCACTGAAGGAGGTCTTTAGCGTACACATCTATGGCGGTATCAACAAACCTCTTTAACCCTGACAACTCTTGGTTATTAAGTATGAACCTGTCAGTGGTGGTGAGGTTGCCGCCGCTATTTGGGTCATATTTTGAGTTCAAGATGTAGTCCATCTCAGCTTCAGTTATAACGTAGTCGGTATCGACCAACATGATAGGTACGGAGAAAGCTCCTGTAAGCTGTGCTTCTACTTTCACTTATGAAACCCTTACAAACACAGTACCTTTAGTGTTGTGGCCCGTAGACTGACCCATACAACGCCAAGTACCTGATCGGAACAAGTTAGAGCCACCATAAACCAGAGTGTTATAAATGTATCCGTTTGGGGCATCTACAGAACCCGGTTCCAGACCAGAACCCGCGTATGTACTACCCCAATTTATACTGCCAGAACCTTGTTGTACTAAGAAGGCATAAGAGCCAACAGTATTATGGCTTGTGCTTGGGTTCCCGGCTGGACCCTGTGGTCCCGTTGATCCTTGCGATCCGGTAGCACCCGTTGATCCTTGCGATCCGGTAAAACCTGTCGGACCTTGTGGACCAGTTGCACCTGTTGGACCCTGAAGTGCAACGTTAGCGATTGTCTGTTTTTCCCACGTCCCAGCAGAAGCGTCATACACAGGGATTAAATCGGTAGATATGGCATCAGAACCAGTTGTGAGCCCTGTTAAAGCAGCGCCGACATTTGCTGTATCCGTTACGTCAGCACCTGTTTCAATGCCGTCCAGCTTGGAGCCGTCTGCGGCAACATCACGCCCATCGACTGTGCCAGTAACGACAATGTTACCCGTGATGTTCAGATTGCCAGTCATGCTATCGCCAGTAACAGCAACGAAGTCTGTGGCGGCAGATGAGGCAGCAGTACCAAGCGTGGGTTTACCTGACAGGTCGCTGTAAGCGCCAGAGGTTGCCACGGTCGCAAGATCGCCCGGCTGTGTAGCTGAAGCAGCTAAAGCGCCTTGCGCAGCAGTAGCATAGTCTGTGGAGGCTGTGGTTGCCGCAGTGCCAAGGCTATCAATGATTGCCCCATCAGCTGCCACATCTCGGCCATCTACAGTACCCGTAACTGTAATATCACCAGTAACGTCTATGCCTGCACTAAAGTCCACGTTACCGTAGAAGGTGCCGCCGTTGCTGGATGACACCATATCGGCTGTTGTAAAGGTCTTGAAGGCGACTACATTCAGTTCATCGTTCACTACAGCCGCATCAGTAAGAACAATTGCTGTACCATCAGTCGCTGTGTAGTCAGTTCCAGCCTCAAGTATCACACCGTTTAGGATGAGAATGAGGTTATCCTGTGTATATACAAGTGTATTACTGTTGTCGTCCGTGCCAGAGAAGGTAGTCTGTCCAGCACTAGCTGTAAAAGCAAAGTTAGTTAGAGAAGCACCCCCCGCAGCAGAGGCAGCAATCCATTCTGCACCATCCCAGAGGAACATACCGCCCGTAGCACTATTGTAAAACAACGCCCCTATGACCAATGAGTTACCATCATTATCAACGGTCGGCTCTACGGATTTTGATCCAAGGTAGGTGTCATCAAACTGATCAAAGATAGCCGCAGCAGATGAGGCGCTGGATGCGGCAGCTACCTGTGAGTTGCTTGCAGCCACCTGAGAGGACGCAGCAGCAACCTTGGATGCCTCGGCAGCCGTGGCACTTGTCGATGCCTCCCCGGCCTTGGTCGTTGCTATGCCAGCTTGCGTTGTGGCTGTCGCGGCGCTTGTGGAAGCATTAGTCTCTGCGGTCTCCGCAGCAACCTTAGCGGCCTCAGATGCAACTCTGGATGCCTGTGAGGCAGCGGCAGAGGTGGAGCTTGCTGTGGCACTAGCTGCGCTCTCAGAAGCCTTTGTGGTGGCTGTTGATGCAGAGGCTGCGCCAGATGATGCTGAAGTTGCAGAGGCAGCAGCAGAGGCAGCCGCAGCAGCTTCAGAGAGGGCCGCTGCGTTCTTACTGTCTTCGATTGCAGTTATGTTGCTAGGGGCTACTGGATCAACATCTGTGTTGTCAGGAGTTACACCAGTGCCGCTGT